CTGGAGCGCCCGATAGTATGTCTGCCATGCACGAGCGAGGGTGGTCTCGGCATCCGTGGCATCGCCAAGCTGCAAGGACACGAGGACTGGTGCCATCGCGTTTGATGCCTGCGCGATGAGGTATGACTGTTGTGCGGTATTGACCGCCGCGATCTGCTCCGGCGATAGAACGGGTGGCGCGTACGGGGCAAAATTGGCGCCGTCATACGTCCATCCCTGGTCTGGCTGGGGTGTCATGTTCGTGATATCGATCATTTGAGCAACCAGAGAAGGAACGAACCGCTCCTCGATGGGTATCTCAGTTCCGTCGGGATAAATGGCTGGAGAGATGATCTCCATGACAATCCCATTGTCGACACGCGCATACGTTTTCATGCGAACTCCTCAATGATGATGACGCCAGCTGCACCAGCTGCCCCAGCCTTGGCTGGGGCACTACTTGAAGCGGCCGCTCCGCTCGCCCCCTGCCCATAACTGGTGCCAGCCGTCCCGGCTTGGCTGATCCCAGGTGTTCCTGTTGCGGGGAACGTGTTGTTCCCTGCGAAGAATGAAGATCCACCGCAACCGCCAAATGCTGATTGCGAAGCTGCAATCGCGAAGCTAATGCCCCCGTATCCTCCTGGCATGTTGAGAACATTTCCTGACGAGCCAACACCAGGCGGGAAGCTGCCCACTGTCAGATTCGTCGCAGCGGCGCCGCCCAAAGATCCACCACCACCCGTGGCCGAAAGGAGTGCACCGAACGACGACGTACCGCCATTGCCGCCTGCACCACCTGATGCGCCAGCCGTCCCGCCGGGTCCAACCACCAAGCTAGCCCCGGCGAACCCGCTACTCAGAAAGCTAATGGCCGTCCCGCCGCCACTTCCACCACTGCTCGCAGCAATTTGACTTGATCCGGTCGAGGTGATCGCTCCACTTCCACCGCCCCCGCCGGTGACGGTGACTCGAACTTTCTTAGTCCCGGTTGATGGTGTGTAGTTGTAGGTTCCTGCTACGGCGAACACCTGGATGTTTATGAGACGCCCGCGCATCGCTGTGGCAAGTTGGGTGTTGTCGGCCTTGGAAGTCGCGGCTCCCAGGGACGTCACCGCATTCACAAGCTCCTCCTGGACAGCATTCAGCCATTCGGCTGGCACGACTGTCGCGGGAATGCCGCCGACAGCACTTCCGTCGGTGAAAAAGCCGGGCGTTCCTGGGACCGATGGAGCGGGCAAGGTTGCTGCGGCTGTCGGATTATCGATTCGAAACATAAGACCTCACTGGAACTGGAAGTTGAGGATGGCGTGAGCAGGGGCGCGGGCAGCTAGCTCGCAAACAAGCACTGCATTTCCGAACGTGCCGAGGGGTTCGCCGGCAGTTGAGTGGCCGGCAAGGAACGGGTTCACAGTGAATTCGGGTGCGTGTGCGGTCCACACGAAGAACCACTCGACGCCACCCGTGTGCTGTCCGGCACGACTCTGGCCCGCGCGGAAAGGAGCGTCGTTCGTAATCGTGACCACGTACCCCAGCGCCTTCGCTAGCTGGATAAAGTACGGAGTGGATTGGCCGCCGCTATCCGTCAACCTGGCCACGATCTGCTGTCGCTGCTGGGCGATAGTGGGAGCCACGCCTGCGCAAGGGTCAGGCAGGCCCAGGGTCTCCTGCCACTCGGGTATCAGGTCGGTGGCAGTGGCCGGGAATGCGCTTGCCAGCAGGTCTACGGCCGCCGCGCAGTTGCGCTCATACATCGGCGCGAGGCATGCCATCGCCCGCACGACCACGGCATCAGAATCGCGCGGCCACACGCGCCCACGAGGCAAGAGCCCTGTCAGCGCAGCGGTGAAATCCGCAGCAGAATAGGCGGGTATCGTCATGGGTACGTCACCGCGCCGCGCACGGGGAGCTTGCCGGTAAGGTTCGCGATGTTCCCGGCTGGGACCGTGATGACGAAACCAGCGGTACCAGCGATGGCAGCGATCGCTGCGTTGATCGACGACAGGTCAACGTCGGTGCCAGCCTTCGGTTGGCCCTGCGCCAGCAGCACGGCATCGATAGCCGATGCGATCGCTGCCTTCGTCGCTGCGGTTGCGCCAGAAAGCCCCGTGATCGTGAAGGGGATCGTGTTCGCGTCGGGGGCGCACACGTATACGAGAGCCGTCACAGGCTGCAGGTTGATGATGGTATCAGCCACCGTCAACTGGTCCCCTGAGGCGACGGTGCCGCGAGGACCGGAAGTGCCCGGTCCCTGGTCGAACTGCGACACGCCATTAATCCCCTGCGGGAACCCGTTATGCGCCGCTTCCGCCTCATCCAGCATGACGTAGACGACCACTGTTCCTGTGCCGAATCCGTTCGGCGCGCACCAGGCGCGTGTCACGCCAGGCACGGAACGCGCCCAGCGCACGTAATCGGCTGCCGCCCCGCCCGACACCGGGTTCTGGTACGCGAACAGCATGCGTGCGCGAAGCGAGTCGTCCTTTTCGACGTCTGCGCCGCCAGTCAGCGCAGACGCGGCTGCCCCTGTGGACTGGATCCCCGCGATAGGTGCCTGCAGCGTCAGCGCGGTACCTTCGGGCGAATTGCCGAGAGCACCCTTACCCGTGGGGTTGTTGATCGGGTCGATGGGCGGAAGCACGCCCTGGATGGGAACGGTGACCGTTCCATCGACACCCACCGTACCCTCCGCCATGGTCTGGTAGACATAACCGTCCCCACGCGCCACCAGAGTCCCCTCGGGAAGGACGGTGCCCTGCTGCCCTGTCCACGTGGCTGTGCCGGCGGCGGGTGTCGCCGGTTCGCGGAATATTCCCTTCAGCGCCGCCCACGCCTCGAGGAACTCGTCGGTGGCTGTGTAGGGCGTGGATTGGAGCGCGATGTAGTCCAGGTAGCCGTAGTGAAGGTGCCCCAGGCCTGCGCTCGCCTTGCCGATGACATTGAGGTTGGAGAAGCGCAGGAGGGAATCCGACCCCGGGAGGCCCGCCTTGATGTCGGCGAGCACCTGTGACTTGAGTTCCGACAGCGTTGGGCGCGAAAAAGGCATGCATCCGTCCCTTGAAACGAAAGAGGCCACCGCGAAGGTGGCCTACGAAGGAAAATCGAGAATCCGCGCTATGCGCCGATCTGTGCCCAGGCCCAGTCGAACGTGAGAGCCGTCTTCGTCGCGTTGGCATGTCGGATGCTCGCCACCAGGCGAAGCGATGACGGGCGCACGATGCTCGTGCTGACGACAACCTCGACAGCCGCGTCGTCGGAAACCAGCCAGTCTAACGCCTCCTCGGCATAGCCTTTGGCGGCGTTCGCGACAGCCGGTACCAGCTTCGACCGTTCCAGGAGCCACAGGCGCGAGCCAATGGGCAAATCCTCGTCGAGATCACCCCACCAGCCTCGGCGGTCGGTGGTGCCGTCAGGTAGCTTGTCCGAGGGCTCGGCCAGGCGGTCGGTGAACAAGCTGATGAGCACAGCGGTGGCGAGGTCGTTTCCGGACGCCAGTGACGGGCCCGCCAGCACCCAGTCGCCGTGAGCGCGCTCCACGTTCCAGATGGTCGAGATGTCCGTCATTGCTGCGGCGTCGGCGTGGTTGTGCCGCTCCCGTTGGTGTGGGTGTTGTAGATCGCACGGTCGCCGGCCATCGAACGCTTGCTGTCGCTGACGTTTCCGCCGGCCTTGATGTCACCCGTGACCTCGAGCAACGGCGTCACCATGCGTACCTTGGCCGCGGCGTTGATCGTCACCGTCGTGGCGTTGTTCACCGTGACCGGTGAATTGTTGGCTTCGATGATGATCCCGCCGTCCTTGGTGAAGTGGATGAACTTTCCGAACAGGTCGTAGACCTTGGTCTCGCCCTCCTCGAGGTTGCGCGGGCGACTCTTCTGGTCGCCCGTGGCGATCACCACACCGTTGGAGCGGTCACCACCGATGAACACGAGCACCGCGTCCGCACCGACGGGCGGCCGCGAGGTGAACCCGAACTCTGCGAGACGAGGCGTGTTGTCCCGCAATTCGAGGGCCCCCAACTTCACCTGGAGAAGCTGGGCATTGCCACTGTCGTCACTCGTGGTCACCCGGCCGCGCCCGGCGAGCGCCTGAATGGCACGCTTCAGCCGCTCCATGGCTCCCGTGGCAGCGGTCACCGACCGAGGTCCGGGATGTCGCCGAAGATCGGCTGCAACAGGATGGGCTCCGGCCGGAAGGCATCAGGCGACATAAGCATCAACTCGGCCACGGTGCCGCGGTTCTCCGTACGCATGAATGACACCTGCCCGATGACGAAATCATTGGCCTGAAGCTTGAGCGTCGGCAGGCTGATCGGTGCCACCGTGTTCGGCCGCCATAGGTTCCCCGCCGAGTCGCGCCAGCTGTCGCACGTGAGCCGCACCACCCGGGAATGACCCGCACGCCGGGCCATCTCCCATAACGCACGCTTCTCTGCGATCTCGTTTCCACCGCCGCCCGCCTCGGCGATGAGGATCAGCCCACGGTGTCGCGACACGTTCGGGTCCGGAATCGTGAAGATCAGGTTCCCGCCATCACCGAGATCAGTCAGTACGTCCACGGCCTGAAGGAACACCTGGTACGTGCTGTATCGCTGGTCAGCGGAGTATTCGACTGCGGCGTCAAGAACGTTTTGCCCCTCAAAGAACCCGCTCGCCGCCCGTACCGTGCCCACCTGTGCCAGCTGGAGGTCGCCCGTGGGAAGGTCGTACGCCAAGAGCGCGGAATACCGGGATATCCGCTCGATGATCTCGAACGCCGACTCGCCCAGCATGAGGTTGAACTGGGGGATGACCGGCAGGTCCTTCACGGAACACTGCACGTTGATTCCGTAAACCGCAGCGAGCTTTTGCGCGATGCCCAGGGCGTCGGCGCCGCTGATCTGTCCACCGGGCCATTCGGCCGCGCAATCGACCAGGTCGGCGCACTTCGAACGCCCGACGACGGAGATGCTGTGCTCGCCGGCTGTGAGGCTGGGTACGAACCGATCGACGTAGCCCGTCATGATCGTGTCGCCGCCAACCTCGACCGTGCACGGGGCGCCCGGCTTTGTGATGACCTGCGCCAGCTCCCCCGGGTACCGCTCGGTCATACCGATGCTGAAATCCGACGGCAGTCGCTCGATGCCCTGTGTGATTCGGATGTCCGTCCAGCCAGAGATAGCCTGGTCGCCAATGGTCAGGGTGACCTCCTCATCCAGCATGGGTTACCTCGCGAGCACGCGCAGGCGCGTCGGCATGAACGCTGGGTGGATCGGGCTGACCTCGCAGACGAGTTCGTCTGATCGGGTCGGGTCCTGGTACATGCGCTGCGCCAGCGCGAGCGCAGGCATGGACGCGCCAAACTGGAAATCCTGTAGCGCAGCCAGGTCCCGGCCCGTAACGGTCAGGGCATCGACAACACCCTGACGAAGCTCGCGCAGCGCAAGGAACGACGCGTCGTCACCGGCATCACCGGCCACGTCGATCTCAGCCTCCAGCGCGTCGGCAACGATCCCCCGGATGGAAATGGCATCGTCATACGAGGAAGGCACGTAGGCGATGGCGGCACGGGCCAACTCGGCCAGAGCGCTGCGCCGTAGCAACGCCGCCGTGGCTGCCTGCGCGATCACCATGGCGCTGCCGGTCTGTCCGGGGTCGGTGACCGGGTCAGGCTGATAGGCCGAAAGATCATTGAAGATGCGCACGGCATCTCCCGGATTCTTCGTGACAGCGGCTAAGCTCGATGTGAGCGCGGTGGCTGCCGTCGGCAAATCACCCACGGTAGATCCGTCCAAGCCGACCGCCGTGGCAGTCAGCGCCGTACTCGCCGCCGTCACGGCTGCCCTGCCCTCGGCACCCTGTGCTGTCAGCGTGGCGATCGTCGTGGGTGAGGAACCCGACGATTGCCGGCTACGAGCATATGCCGACGTGACGTTAGCATTCTCGTACCGCCCAAAGTTGCCGGTGAGCAGGCTGGCAAGGTTCGCGAGGTTGGTCGCATCGCGTGACGACTGCCCTACCAGCACCTGGAAGCCTGCCGCCGTGCTCACGACGCGCGCGACCACGGCGTTGCCCAGGCTGATCACGCCCCGGACAATGCCAAGCCCAAGGTTCACCGTTCGGGTCAGCGAGGAGACGAAATCGGCGGCGCTGGCGAGGCCAAGGGCGTCGATCAGACCATCGATGAGGCTACCGCTCGCCGGCGATATGGAGGGGAACAGCCGCTCGCCCGCTTCCACGAAAGCAAACGACAGCTCGAAGTAGCGGCCCGAATCCCAGCGCTCGACCACGCCGAAGCCGCCGTCGGGCACCGAGACGCGCAGCTCCCCATAGGTCGGGTGGACGAGGATGCCGGGCCCTTTCTGCTCCGCCGCGCCGATCATTGCCTCGCGCTGGGCAATGACGCTTCCGCCGCCGTATACGGTGCTGTCCTCGATGAGGAAACCCACGAGGCTGATCCGACGCGCCGACCGCCCGAGGTCCTCCGGATAGGGCTTGTCGCGGTTCGGATACTCATGGACCGCCAGGCGGCGTCCGAAGCGCCCCTCGCCACCGAGCACGCCGAAGGGTACGCCACGGAAAGAGGCGGGCTGGAGTTCGTCGAGAAAGCTCACATCGTCGCTCCCACGCCCGAATACCCGATGCGCACCGGCGCAGCCGAGGCGTTGCCCTTCGTCTTCGCGGAGGCCGTGGTGCCGGCGGGCGCGTTCTTCAGTTCGACTTCCACCTTCACGGATCCATCCTTCGCCGCCGCACCGCTGCTATAGGGGCCATCAGGCACCGCAAGCCGGGCGGCCAAGCCACCGCGGCGATAAGCTTCGCCCTGCGTGTCCTTCGGTCGCTCATACTGCGAGGAGACGATCGCGCCGGCGGTTTGAGGATCGGTGGCGCGGCGGAGCATGTCGCCTGCGGCGCGCTCGTTACCCTTCGTCAACTCGTACTGGACGAACTTCAGCTGGTCCTCCAAGGAGGAGCCCTGGATGCCCTTCCCCGACCAATCAGAGAAGGCCTTCTGGCGGTCCGGGTGCCACTGCGCAACGCCGTAGGCTTTCCCGTTGTCGCCGACGGCCTGGGGATTCAACGCACTTTCAGTGCTCAGGTTCGCGGCGATACCCGCTGCCTGCGCGCGCGACCATCCCTGCTGCTCGAAGAACCGCACGACCCGGGCCTGAAGGCCCGCGTCGACGCCGGCCGCTGAACCCGCGCCTCCGTACTTCTGGTCGAACCCGTCGAACTTGGCAGCCTGCGCGAACCGGTTGTCCTTGAGCCCCACCGCGCTCAGCAGTGATCCGAGCGCCTTGGTGTTGTAGTGGGAGAACTTGTCACCGAAGGTAGTGCCATCCATGGCGTCGCTGATCTTCGAACCGAGGAAGATGCCACCGCCGGCGGCTGCTCCATAGAGACCCGCTCGGCCGAGGGCGCCCAACGCCGACGCACCGACGGCCCCATTGGCCGCGGCGGCGGCGCCCGCAGCAGCCTCCATGGCGCCCAGCTGCCCGATGTAGGCGAGGATGCCTACGCCAGCCTTCACGAGAGTGCCGGTGAGCGAGAGGACGCTGAAGATTAGCTGTGCATTCATCACGGCGGCGACAGAGATGGCTGCGTTCTTCCACCCCCCCATCCAGTCGACGAGATCCTTCACACCCTTGGCGAAGTCGGTAATGCCCTTCCCCACGGCGCGCCAGTCGATTCCATTGACCCAAGTCCCGAACTCGCGTGCCCATTTGCCAACATTGCTTGCAATGAGCTCGCGATTCTTCGAAATCCACGTGGAGAGCTGGATGACGAGCGGCTTGATGGCCGGAATGAGCGCGTTGCCAAGTTCATTCCGAAGGCCACGGCCCGCCGCTTCGACCTGCTCGAGGTTGTTGGCGAAGTCGGTTGCGGAACTGAGAGCCGAGCCGGACATCACCAGGCCCATTTCGTGAGCTTTGGCGATCAGCTTGTCCATGGCGGCGGGACCCTGCCGCAACAGCGGCAACAGCGCCGTCAATCCGAACTGGCCGGCGACCAGGTTCTGCTGCTGGGGGTTCTTGAGCCGCGAGATGGCGCCCGCGAGCGCTTTGAACTGCCCCTCGGCGTCGACGGCCCCATCGCCAGTGCGCTTGATGCCCACACCGAGGCGGTTAAAGAGCATGAGCGCTTGCTGGTTCCGGCCGTAGAGCGCGTCCTGCATGGTGTCACCCAGCGACTGCAGGCCCTGGGTTGCCTCGCCCGAGGCGACGCCGACGAGCTGCGCGGCCCCCTCGATCTCCTGAAGCCCGCGCGTGCCCCCGCCGATACTCTGCGCGGCATAGGTCACGCTGCGCCCCACCTTGGCCCAACCATCGGCCAAGGCGACAACACCGCCAACGGAGGCAACGCCAGTGATCGCAGACAGCGGCGCGACGATCGAACCCAGGCCACGCGCCGTCGAAATGGCGGAGCTTCGAATGGTCGATAGGTTCTTGCCGATCTTGTCGAAACCAATCTCACGACCGAGGCTCTTGAAGGACTTTCCCACTTCATCGAACGGGCGGGTGACCCTACTAAGGGCGTTCTCGACCTTACGCGCAGTCGCCGACGCTTTGTCAGCGGCCGTGATGACGATGTTGAAATTAGGCATCGCTCGTCATCCTTTGCGCCTGGTCGTTCCACCAGAGCAGTTCATCCAGCGTCAGGGCCCGCGCGTCACGCGGGCCCCATCCGTAAAACTTCGTGATCTCGGCGATCAGTCGTCCCCAGCGGTCGGGGTCGCCTGACCACCGCCGGTAAAACTGCCGAGCACGGCCTCCGCCGCCTGAAGGTCCGCACGACTGAACTTCTCGACCGCGCTTCGCGGAATCTTGGCGACGAGGCTGATCATCGTGATGAGCGAACCGACATTGGTGTCGGCACGCGCGGCCTTTTCGAGTTCGCCGGCGTTGGGTTCGCGCAGGGTGATCTCCGTGTACTGGACAGCCCCCTCACCCTTGCCGATCGAAACGGGCTTGATCAGTTCCAGCGGAACTTCGTCTTCGTTGAACATCGGTTACGACTCCTTGACCGAGCCCTGGGGACCTTCCCACCGAATTTCGATGGTGCCGTCGTCCTGCTTGCTCGTCTGTGATTCGACCGTCCACATGTTCCGGCCGATGATGGTTTTGCCGTTGGCCAGTTCGGCAACGACGGTGACGTTGGTCATGTCGCCCAGCGACTCGACGCTGAGGCCACCCGAGTCGCGGAGCGTGCCGGCGATGTGGCCGGCCAACGGCTTCTCGATGTAGCCGTGCACGCCGTCTTGGCCGGTGGCCGTTTCACGCGTGAACTTCGAGGGGCTGTACTCGAAGGCGCCGACGAGCATGTAGGTCTGGCCGTCCACCGACAGGTAGACGGTGCCGGCCAGACGGTTTGCGGTATTTCCCGCCATCGCTGTTCTCCAGAAATGCGAAAGCCGCCCGAAGGCGGCCTTGAGGGTGAATGGGAGGCGGCGTTACGCCGACAGGCGGAATTGCGCGAGCACAGCGAAGATGCGCAGCTGGTTGATCAGCGCACCGGGCCACAGGACGTCGATGCGGTTGGGATTCGACTCATTGCGCTGGACGATGAGTCCCTGGGCGAACGCGTCCGCCCCCTGCACGACGCCGGCATATTCCAGCGAGCGGAACTCGGCGATGAGGTCAGCCCGGATCATGCCCGGCGTCACGATCGCGGACCCCGGCGCGAAGCGCGTGCCATCGTCCGCCAGCTTCACGCGCGAGTATTTCGAGGTCACCAGGGCCGCCATGTCGCGCAGCACGAACATGAGCAGGAACATCGTTTCGACTTCCAGATAGCTATCGTCCGGCTGGCCGAAGGCGTTCTTCTGGTAGGTGGTGATGACGTTTTCGAGCGCGACCGTGCCGTCCTGCGCCACCGTGAAGGTGGAAATGCCGTCGAAGAGCAGCGCGTTCCGTTCCGAGCGCGTGTAGCGCGAGGCCACCGGCGGTGCAAGGACGACGTTCAGGGCGACCGTCTGGACGGGGCGTCCCGGGTCCGCACGCAGGGCCACCGCGGCGGCTCCCGTGTAGTCAGCCGCCCAAACCCACGAGGGCGTCGGCGAATCGCTGAAGCCGAGGATGCTCTCGTGCTGGTTGTTGCGGCCGTTGCCGAGCGTCGTTTGCGCGCCCACCGTGCCGCGACTCGCCGTGAAAACGTGCCCATACAGCTGGTTCGACCAGCTCCACCGTCCGGTGCCATCGCTGAGGAAGGCCTTGAGGGCATCCAGCGAGGTCGCATCGATGTACGGGCAGACGATGAAGTCGAACGGCTCGTCGCCGAGGTTCGCCAGCGCGGTCGTCAGCGTTGGGTTCGTCGCACCGCCGGTCATCGCCACGATGGTCACCGTGATGCCAGCAGGCGTGGACTCGCCAGCGGATGTCCCGCCGAAGTTCATACGGACGTCGATGTCGTTGCCACCTGCGCCCTTGTTCCGGGCGGTGAGGTTGACCTTGCTGGTCGTGGTGCCGTCCACCGCCGCCGTCACCGGAAGGTTCGCCGCGGCATTGATCGCTGCAACGACAGCGGTAGCGATGGTCGCCGGGGTATCCGTCAGGGCCACGGGCACCGTCACGGCCGGCGTGAGTTTCGATGCGGCGATATAGATGGACAGGACGCCCGCCGCCGTCGGCGTGCCGGCGAAGGCGATGGATCCTGCCGCAGCGACGGCGCCCGCGGCATCGGCCAACGGCAGGCACCAGAGTTCACCGAAGTCATCCGAGGCACGGTAGGCCGCCGTCATGATGGCGAGCATCGAGCCCTGGCCACCCTTGGCGATTGCATCGCTCGCACCCTGGCTGAGGAACGGAATGCCGGCGGGAGCCGAGCCATCGCTCGTGATCTGGCCGATGATCAGCGCGCGCTGGGTCTGCTGGCCGGAGTTGGCCTGCGAGTTGTCGACCTCGGCGTAGAACAGCGGAACGCGGAGATTGGCGGGGATGTGGCTGAAGGCGAGACTCATGCGTCATTGCTCCCGTTGTCGGTGGCAGTGGGGGCCGAAGGAACGCCCTTGGCGCTCCCGCGGGAGGCCGGCGTGGGTGCGGAGGCGGGACGCTCGATCGTCACATCGCCATCGGCGACGCGGCGGAGCCAGTACAGGTCGCCGTTGCCGACTTCGCGGCCAGTTTCGGGAATGAGGTCGCGCTTCTCCGGGTCGCGGATGAGCAGACCCGGCTTGGGATAGACGAACATGCGTCGCTCCTACGAGGGAAAAGTGATGTCGAGGCCACCCTCGGACCGGCCGTCAGGGCCTTCCGTACGCGGCGCGGGAATGACCGCACCGGGAAACGGTGGGTCGGGATAGGTGCCTGTCGGGTCGAAGACGTTGGCCGCATCCACATCGATCGTCAGGCGCTCCAAGGGAGTCGCGGGGATCGGGTAGAAGTCTTCGGGGCCCTGGTAGAACTCGAGCCCGATTTGCATCGAGAGTTCGCCAAGGTTCTTGGCGCCCTCACCGTCCACCTCGATCTTGCTGCGGATGAATGGCATGTGCTGGATGAGCTGCTGTAGCGGCGGGTAGTTGATCAAGGTCCGTTCGATCTGCCCCTTGATCCGTTCCAGCGCGAACTGGGTCTCTTCCGTGCCGAGGTTGCTCCCCATCGCGGGCCGTTCGATCCGCACCATCAGAGGCAGCGTTGCTGTGACCGTGAACTGCTGTCCGCCCTGCCGGCCCAGCGACTCCTTGTCCTCTTCGAACGCTTCGAAGTAGGCGATCGGGTAGGTTCCGGACCAGGTAGCCCAGTCGCGAATAGGAAAGACGTTGTCACCCGCATCCGTCGCGCCCTTGAGCGCGGCGACCATGATGTCTCGCAGCTGTGAGGTGTCGGTCATGGCAACCCCGTATCCGCAAGCATCAGCTTCACTGATCCGTGGCCGTCGGGACGCACTTCCCTGACAAGGAACAGCGTGCTGACGCTGGGGATGCGCACGCGATCGCCCTGCACCGGTTCCGCACGAAGCACCGCACGCCGAATGCCGATGACAGGCTTTGTCGTCGTGGCGTCGACCTGTGGGTCGATCAGGTCGACGTCCTTGTAGGCGCTGTCGAAGACACCTTCGATGGCGTAGGGATCGCCGACCTGCGGGATGTATTCCGCAGGCTCGGCGAACACCTGTTCCAGTGGCGCCAGGACGTGCCTGTCCCAGTCAATGGCCATCAGCCGCCCCGAGTTACCGAAGGGCCCTTCTTCGCGGGCGCGACGAACTTCCGTTCCGGCTTCGCGATGAAGCCGAGCTCCACGAGGCGATCGTAATCGTCCGTGTGGACACGAACCGATTCACCGGCCCGGCGGTGCATCCCGTCGGCGTCCTGCACGGTTCGCCCCTTGGCCACGGTGCATTCCACATGGCCTCGCTTCACCTGGCGGCGCGCTTCAGGCTCTTTCTCGGGAGCCGACTCCGTCTTCGGCTCGCCGGCAGTATCCGGTTCGAGGTCGTTGTCGGCCGCATCGTCCAGAGTTTTGGGGCTGTCGGTGGCCGGAGCGGGGGCAATTTCGGACGCCGGAGGGAGGATGGTCGACACTTGGTCCTTATCCCCGTCCGACACAGTGGGCGCCGGCGCGCCGGGAAATACCGGGCTCGTCGCACTGCCCGGAGCCGAGTTGGACGCAGCGCCGCGCCCAGGCTGATTGCTCTGTCCGCGGCTCATCAGAACACCTTCGGCGCGCACACCGTCGCCGCGAACGAAGCGTTCACGCGGCTCGGGATCACGATGGGAGAGCTCTGCATGAGCAGGATCCGTTGCGCCGGATCGTTCTCGACCCAGGTCTTCGGCGCGTAGGGCAGGGAAGCGTAGTTGAAGGCCGGATCCATGATCTGGCCAAACGCACGAGTGCCCATGAGCTGCGGGCCCGACATGATCACCGTGCCGTCCGGGATCATCGGCTGCTCGACGCCGTTCTCGTCGATGAACCAGTCGTTGTAGACCCAGAGGTTGTAGTTGCCCCAGCGTCCCTTGTAGACGGCACCCGGTGCGATCGTCGCACCCGGATCGATTACGTTCCCGCCTTCCCCCTGCTTCGGGAACCAGATAGCGCCTTTCACTTCCCGCGCGTTGGCAAAGTTCAACCAAGGCGTCGTCGTGAAGATGATGTCCTCGACCTGCGCGCCAGACAGGCGAAGGATGTCGTGCTGCCACCGCTCGATGCTCTGCGCCGGGACCGGGTCGCGGCCGTCCGCGTCGAAGTTGGCGGTGACGCCCCACTGGTTGTTGCCCGTGAGGGCCACGGTCAGTGCGCTGTCGCGACCGAAATCGACCAGTTCGCTTTCGAAGCCCTCGCCCTCGACGAGCACGGTGCCCGTGCGAAGGGCCTGTGCGGCCATCCATTCGAGGCGGCGATCAAGCATATCGATCTGGTCGGTCATCTCGAAGTTGATGTTCGCCTGCTCGCGCTCTGCTCCGGTGAGTTCGCCGCCGCCGATCCGCTCGCCGATCTGGCGCATGACTGGCTTGCGCAGGTCCGGGGCGCGCTTGTCCTTGATGTAGGCTGGTTTGTAAAGGTTCGTCTGGTAACGGCGCTGCTCGACCAGCTTTCCCTGAACGAGCGGGCTGACGAACGGCGACATGCGGCGCAGGCCAACATCGATATCGATGGCGACGAACTCCGTGTCGCTGGTGACGACATTGGGGAAGAAGCGGTCCAGAAGGAACTTCTGGGAACGCTTCAGCGTCGGGACGACCTGGATCAGGTCGGTGGTGCTGAAGGGAAAAGTGGTCGTGGCGCTCATCGGGCCTCTCCGTGTAGGGCGTCGGTGATGGCCCAAAAGAAAAGGCCCCGCGATGCGGGGCCTTCGATTGAGCCTGCTGAGTGGTTTGGTTTACGGGGCGCTGTTGTTGGACGGCGGGGCCGCCGAGACCGAACTCTTGAGGAAGATGCTGTACGGGCGAGCCGCGCTGATGAGCTGAGGTGCGGTCCAACTGGCATCGCGAATCACTGCGGCAAGGTTGAACTCTCCGGCCAGGTACGCACCGGCAGTCACAGGACCAGCCGAGGCGTCGGCGTCATCCGCGAGGATGGCCACCGGGTTCTGACTGCCGTCATTCGCAGTGCGCACCGACTGGATGTAGACGCCGACGGCATCCTCCACATCGATGTAGAACGCATCGCCAGCGACGAAGGCGGTACCGCCGGCCGTGATGGTGAAGCCCACGCCGGTACTGGTGAAGGCGGTTCCCGCCGTGGCGTTGCCGAGGGAAACTCCTTCGGGATCGACCACGGCGAAGGTCGTGGCCGCCGTCGCGGTGGCGGTATAGCGACCGGTCTTCGGCGCCGAGCCGACACCGAGGGTGCCGATCGTGCCGTTTCCGGTGTTGCCCGGGGCCGCGGCGGCGGTCACCGGCACGGCCGTCTGCTGGCCCAGCACGGTGCCTCGCTTGAGGTTGCCAGCGCCGAGGATGATCGGCTGCGAGACGAGGTTACGGGCGTCGGCGATCAGCTGGTCGGGCACATAGACCTGTGCCTGGATGCCCGGCTGCTGGACGTTGTCGCCGATGATGGAGGGCGTGAGCGTCATGGGGTGCTCCTGATTCGTTGGGTGTGGGCGGCGATTACTTACCGCGGGCCTTTTCGCCGGCGGCGACAATGGCAGCGGCGACCGGGCTCATGCCGGCGGGCGCCGAAGCACCGCCGTCAACGCCAGCGACGGGCGTTTTCAGGGAAGCCATGCGGTCGTCCAGGCCGCGGCGGCGCGGCTCCGCACCAGCGGCGGTCGACGCCAGGACCGCGATCGCTTCCGTCCTGGACATGTTCGTGCTGAAGGCGAGCGTCGCCGCGACGTCGGGGCGGACGCCAGCGGCCTTGCAGCCGAAGATGGCGGCACAGCGAGCGCGTTCGCGGCGCCGGGCCTTCGCGGCCGCGCTGTTGCCGCGCATCTCGTCTTCGTCGTCTTCCATGTCCTCATCGTCATTCTCGCCCTTGGCGCGGCGGCTCGACTTGTCGTCGTCCTTGTCCTTCTCGTCGTCCTCTTCGGCGCCACCGCCCTTGGCCTCGTCGTCCTTATCTTTGTCATCCTCGGCACGACGTGCCTTGCCGTCCTTGTCCTTTTCGTCCTTGTCGTCGTCCTCTTCGGCGCGACGGCCATTCTTGTCCTTCTCGTTGTCATCCTCGGCACTCGCGGCGAGGCCGAGAAGGTGCGCGAACGGTGCGGTGAGCTTGGTACGCATGCTCATGGGTGGTGTCTCCGGTGATTTAGGCCAGCTCGGCAATGAGCGCCCGAAAAGCGGCATCAGGCGCCGCAACAGCGTCCGCGAGGCCCTTGGTGACGCCTTCGGCGCCCAGGTACGTCACGGCTTGGGTATCGCGTACCTTGCTGGCCGCGATATTCCGGTTACGGGCGACGGTCTCGACGAAGAGCTCGCCCATGGTGTTGATGTCGGCCTGGAAGCGATCGAACGCTTCCTTCGACAGGGGGATCTCGGAATGGCCGTCGGCTTTCCGGTCTCCGTAGTGGATGAAGGTGACCTGCACACCGGCGCTGGTTAGCGCCTTCGACAGGTCCACGTGCATGCAGATGACGCCGATCGATCCGGTACCACCCGTGCGGGGCACGTAGATCTTGTCCGCGGCGCTGGCGATCGCGTATCCGGCCGAGTAGGCGCTCTCCGTTAGGATCGAGCGGATGGGCTTATCGCCGCGCGCGCCGTAGATCGTGTCGACCAGGTCAAAGCACCCGGCGACCTCGCCTCCCGGCGAGTCCACATCGAGCACCACGGCCTTCACATCGTCGTCGTTCATGGCCGTCATGAAGCCCTGACGGATGCCGTCATAGCCGGTCATACCCGACCACGGCCGGAGGCAGCCCAGCTTCTGGACGAGCGTGCCATGCACGGGGATCACGGCCGTGCTACCGACCAGGTCGTAGCCCTTGTCCCGGTCGCGGTACTCGTAGCCCGAGTCTTCGTCGTAGAACCCAGCGCGCGGACGGATGGCCTCGCCATCGACGTTGATCATCCGCGTCACGCCAAGGCGTTCCGCGAGCGCGGCCATGATGACCTCGGCCTTGTCGCGGTGAATGGCGAGCGGCCGGTTGAACAGGCGCTGCGCCAGGTGGGCGAACTGCATCAGGTCGGCTCCGGCTTGGTGATGGTCTCGCTCGCCGGCGTGTAGCCGGGAACCTGCATCCCCGCCCATGTCGGGACCGGAATGCCGAGCTCCTTGAACTTCTCGATCTCACGCGCCCGCTGCTCGAGCACTTCCTCGTAGTCGAGGCCCTGCTCCATGCACTCCAGCTGCAGCGTGGACAGTCCGGCGTCCATCCCGAGGACGGAGCCCTGCTTCTCCGCGACCGGATCAATCCAGCCGCGGGCCGGGCCCATCCACTCCGCACGGCTGTACATCGCCCGGCACTCGGCGAAGGACGGGGCGCCAGCAGGCATCGGGTAATCGTCCACATCCATGGATTCCTCGAGCCAGCAACCCACCACCGGCTGAGCGAAGCCCGTGCTGAAGTCCGCCTGGCGGCGCTTGAGGGTCTTGAATGCTTCAAGCAGCGCGCCGCGGGCCGAGCTGTAGTTCGTGTCCGACCAGTCCTGGCTGATCTGCTGCGAGGACAACCCGGTCGCCGCGGCAAAGTTTCGGAGGAACACCTTCTCAAACTGCGAGAAGTTGGCGTTCGGCCGTTCGGCCTTGACCGTGTTGATCTTCTCGCCGGGGAACAGGATCGGGACCTTGACGTCGCCGAGCATCGTCCGGCGATCGGCGTGGAAGTCGCTTCGGGCGGTCTGGTAGGCGGACATCTCGACGCTATCGCCGATGGCCTGCTCCACGAGCTGAGGATCGAACGGACTTTCGAGGTAGGCGCCGAACATCGAGTTGATGACCGCCGCATCCAGTTCCGTCGAATCCATCTTCGCGAGCATGCGCATCCGCTGAAGGATGGGCGTGAAGATACCTGCACCGCCGCGGTGCTGGCCGGCGCGCTCGTGGTCGAAGTCGTGCACGACGATCGGGCGCCCCCAATCCGTCTCGCGCGGGATCGAGTCCCACGTAACGCTGTCCGCAGCGGCCCACCAATCGCCCTGGTGAGCACGTCGGATCCAGTAGCCATGAGCGGCGCCGTACCGATCGACCTGCACACCGCCTCGCGAGGAGGCGGTGTCGAATTGCAGTTGAGGATTGGACAGGCGGTCAGGGTCGAGGATCTGAACCGCCGTGGCGTATCGGGCGCGGCCCAGCCCGATGCGTTCTGGCAGCCACACCATCTGCGCCAGGCCGTCGCCGTCCACGATCTTGTGCCGGAAGGCGAGCCGCATCATCTGCGGGAACGTCAGATTGCGCTGAGCGTCGCAGTAGTGGTTCGGGTCGAAGGCCCAGCTGCGATAGTGGGCTTCGGCGACGCGCCCGAACTCGTGCGCCCACTGCGCATCGAACGTGGATTTGCCGGTGTAGGCTGCCAGCGCGCGGTAATCCGGACGGAACAGCGGCCGGTAATGACCGCCGATCGCATTGTCGAGGATCCGCGTGACGGCACCAGAGGCCCAGCCGTCGTTGCGCACCAGGTCGCGCACGCGCGCCACGATGCGATCGCGGTACATGTTGAGCTCGCCGTCGGGCGAGTACAGGTACGGCTGCCAGGCTGCGACGTGCGCGCCGTAGTTGTCCGCAGCGTCGTAAGGCGCGTTGCCACCCGGGGCTAGCGCACGCGCACGATTCGGCACGATCGGCTGTCCCCGCGAGTCGAGGATGACCGGCACGTTTTCGGAGCGATCAGTCATCAGCGGTAGAGCGGCCGGATGGGGTTACGGGGGCGGGGCACGATGCCGAGCTGCGCCTGAAGCATCTGGATCAGGGCAGCTAGCTGGGCAATGTTTCCGCGCGTGTAGGTGACGGACTTCGAACCATCGCCCTGGGTATAGCTGTAGGTTTCGCCCTTCGCGCCGGTGGCCAGATCGATGTAGGCCTGCTGTGCATCGGCGAGGTTCTTCCTCAGCGTTTCCGTCGGCATCCCCGCAAGGAGGCTCGTTGCGGGGTTGAACGGAGCACAGCGCATGCGTTTCTCCGCGCACCTCAGGCGAGGCGCGACGATAGGTTCTTCTTCGGGGTGGCCGCCGGCTTGGACACCGAGGGCCCTGTTTTCGACCGCGGCGGCGGTGCCGGTGCCGCGGGCTCTGGTGGCTCGCCATCCGCCACGTCGGTCGGAAGCGCTACCGGCGGCCCAATCGTCAGCGCCACTTCGTCAGCGCGCCGATTGAGTTTCAGGCCCATGTGAAGCAGCCCGCACAGCGCGGCGTAGGCATAGACGCGGCAGTCGAGCGCCTCATTCGCGCGTCCAGGCCGCGGCTCCCATACCCGGTACCGCTGACCACCCTTCGTCACGAGCACCGACCGTTCGGCCGTTAGCTGGGCGTAGTAATTGATGTCGCGGTCCGTCGGGAAGTGCATGTAGCCCGGTCCGGGCTCGGTGCGCGCGAGGCGGCTTGAAATCGTGTCCTTAGCCGCGTTCACGCCGATGATGACCGGCCGGTACGACTTCTTGTTGCGGCTGGAAGGCCGCGCCGTGGGCCACACCGGCGATCGCTTCCCGCTTCGCGCCGACTCGCCCTTGATCGCCCAGATGCGCCGTCCGATTCTCGCCTTGCAGAAGTCGTACACGGCTTGCGTGTGGTGACCGCCCGAGTCGATACAGGCGCCCATGACCTCGAAGCCGCGACCGTCGGCACGGTGCCAGAGACGCGAGAGGTACATGTCCAGCTGGACCTGAACCTTCGGATCACTGAACTCGCCATCGATCACGTGGTAGGCGATGGACCAGGACTCTTCGTTCCGCCCCCAGACCACATGCTCTACCTCGACGCGGTAATCCTGCACGTCCACGCCGGCGGTGACGACCGCGCCCTGCTCAGGCACGTCGCCCGGCCAGATCTCAGCGCGGGCCGCAAGGGCCTCGATCTGAATCTCGCGACCGGAGTGGCGCCGGTACGGCAAGCCTAGCTGTGTGTTCCAGAACGCCTGCTTCTTTTCCTCGTCGTCCTTGGCCAGCACCCACTTTCGGGCGATATCAGAGGGCTTGTCCTTGGACCAGGGGCTGTAGAGCTTGCTGGCTTGGAAGCCAGCATGCTCGTTGTCGATGGCCATGGAGCCGCAATCGGGGCATATGCAGCGGTAGACCGCGAATCGATCGGCCGCCCACCACGTCCAGACCCGATCGACGGCGCCTTCGTCCTTTTCCTTCCAGGCCGACTCGTAGTCGTCCAGTGGAACGTGACGAGTACCGCAGCACGTATAGGCCTTGGTCTGGTGCCAGCGGATGGACTGCAACGACCGGAGCCGCTCGCCCTCGGACCACATGCATCCACACGCCTCGCAGAAGATGCGCGCGGACTTCGTGTTGTGCGTGGAGCCGTCCTTGTCCCACTCGACGTGCTTGAAGAAGTCGAGGAACTGCCGGTGCCCGCAATGGGGACAAGGGACCGAGGCGCGCCTCTGGTCCGAGTCCTCATAGCTTGCCGCTATCCGGCTTTCGTCCTCGACAGTCGGTGAGCACGCGCGGACCGATAGCCAGTTCGCACCGAAGCTCGCCGTGCGCTCCTCGGCCAAGGTGATCGGGTCGCCCTCTCGGGTGATCGGGTACTTGTCGACCTCGTCCGCAAGCAGCACACGTATCGGGCGGCGCGCCAGGTTGTCTGGGCTGCCCGCGCCGGCCATGGCGAGGAAGCCGCCCGGGAACGGCTTGTAGAGCAGCGTCTCCTCGACGTTGCGTCCCTTGCCGGAGCCCATCGTCTCCCGCAGCTCCGGCGTAACCCGGATCAGCGGCGCGATGCGCTCCTTCGAAAACTGCTCGGCGGCGTCCTCCTTCGGCTGAAGGAGAAGCATCGGGCAAGGGTCCAGGTGCGCGAAGTACCCGAACACGTTCTCCAGCAGCGCCGTCTTCAGCAGCTGCGTGCTCACCTCCACCGTGATGATGTGGACGCCCGGCTCGGTCACGGCAAGCATCGGCCCTCGGCCGACCTCAACCGTCGACGTCCGCCAGTTTCCCGAAGTGCTTCCCGATTCCTTGGCGAGCCGGCGGAACGTGTCTGCCCACTCGGGCACACTGATTCGCGGCGGGGGTGTATAGCCTCGCCTGTACGCCTGGGCGAGACGCTCAGCCCTGTCCGGTGAAGTCGGCCGATGGTTCGCCGAGCTGGGCGATTTGCTGGTGGACATACCCCGTAAGGACCTCGGTGACGCGATCGGCCTCGAGGCCGAGGTCGGCGGCCACCAGCGGACCGACCCGAGAAGGCCAGTTCAGCCAGGAGTCCCGCGCGGCGCGTGAGGCCTCGAAGAGCACTCGCACCGCCACGTCCATCTCGACGAGGCTTCCCTCCTTCTGTTCGAACTCGAGCTTCTTGAGGAGCGCGAGATAGTTTTCCTTGATCCGTTCAGCCTCGGCACGAGGGAACGGAGCGGTGGCCAGCGCGAGGCGCATGGCCGCTTCGTCGAGCGTTTCACCGTCCTCGACGGTCAGCTCGGTGCGGACATCCGGCGTGCGGACATCCGTGCGGACATTTTTTGAAGTGTCCGCACCCTTCGCAGCCGCTGCGTCGCGTCCGCGACGGTTGGTCTTTCGCCATGGGCCGCCGACCTGTGCGGCATCGAGAAGGCCGGCCGAGTCCTTGACCAGCAAGCCTTTCTCGATGCCGCGGCGCACTTGTTTCTCGTCGCACACTTCGCGCCTTGCGAACTCGCGGACGGTGATCAGCTCGGCCATGGGTGCGGACAATCCTGCGGACAACTTTGGGGACCTAGAGCCGGTGACTCATCGCGGCGCGCAATGCCCACGATGCACGATGGTCCAGGAAGGACCCGCGAAGGGGGGGGGGTACCCTCCGCCCCGGGGCCCCAGGCCTTCACCTCGCGGTCGCGAGCGCCCGGGCCATCGATCGCTCGAAGGCGGCGTGCCACCCACGGTCCACGACCTCCTTGGCCTTTGCGCCGTACCCGAGCCGCTTCTTCACCGCCAAGGCATCACCGAACCGAATGAGCAACTTCAGGCCAGCGCGTTGACCGCGCCTCGCCTTCGTCCTCTGCCACACGCCGTTGACCGGACCGTGCTTTGTGTTCACCGCACCAATGAACACGTCACTGCGCGCCTTGAGTCGCTGCAGCGTGGACCGTGTCAACTGGCCGTACTGGTCGAGCCGGATGTTCTTCGGGTTGAGCAGCGCCCGGCCTGGCAGCTTGTGCGTGCCACCCTGCTCGTACGGAGCTAGGTACTGCGCCGCAATGGGCCGCACGTACACCACTGCCGTCAGCGTCCGCTTCGTGGCGCCGCGCACCGCCACCGCGTTCACGGTGAACGGTTTCGGCTTATCGAACGTGGCCTTGATGTTCTCTTTCTCTGCCGCCGCCACCTGCCGTGCCAAGTCGTTGATGGCTTGAGCGGCAGCGAAGTCCAACTGCTTGTACGCGAGCGCCGACAACTGCCGGCTCACCTGCTTCAGGTTGGACCGGACCGAGATGTCGATTGCCATCTACTTCGCCGGCGGCTGGCCCAGAGCACGAATCGCCGCCTTGTCCTCGTTACAGTTCTGCAATGCGACCTTGCGGGCGTTGGCGACCTTCACGGCCTCCTGCACCGCCATCGACTCCGGCTCAGCGATCGGGCATGGCTCGGTCAGCGCGTCCGGAACTGGGACGTACACAGGCACCTCGACGCGCACCACTTGAGGAAGTGTCACCGGCTTCACCGTTTCAGTGCACCCGACCAGTGCAACGAGAGCTGCGGTCAATAGCCAGAGAGCGCGGGACATAGCTGAGCCTCCAGGACAGACCGACAATCGCCGGTACGGCTGGACGAATCCACCTTCGCACCGAAAGCCGCGCCGGCCGCGAGGTTGGCGCTCTTGCCCTTTGTCACGCCGTCAATGATCGTCTGCGCCTGACTTTGCATGAGGTCAGCGCGCGCCTTTGCCGCATCGGTGGCCGCGGTCGTCGCGTCCAGCGCCGATACGCACATGCCAGCGGAAAGCTCGGCATCGTGCTGCTTGTCCTGCGCCGTCGACGCCAACTTCGCCCCCGCTTCCTCGCCGGAGGCATAGCCGGCGTGGTGGCCGTAAGCGCCGACACCCAGCAGCAGGAGCACTGCCAGGATGAGCCCGTAGAGATACGTCATGCCGGCGGCAGCCTGTCTTCCGGACCGGGAACGGTGCGACGCGGGGGCGGCACTTTCGAGGCCTGCGCCCGGATGCGCAGCATAAAGCCGATGAAGGCGATGACCGGTGCGATGCGGGCGACCAGCCAAAGAGGCAGCATGGCCTGCAAGCCTGGCGAACTCAGCCACACCTCCGGAAGGATCGCGAGGAGGCCGAAAACGTAGGTGCTGTGCCACTTCCACCAACTGCGCCAATCGTCGACAAGCTTCATTTCAGATGTCTCACGGACTGGAGTTCGTGGATGTCTTGTGTGTTGCGATCGGTCTGGACCTTCATCTCCGCCATCTGGCGGGTGAGGCCCGGAACGTCGGAAAGCTGCTGGCTGAGCGTCTGCAGCTGGGCGTTCGTCACGGCTTGGGCGGTGACCACGGTCTGCATGGTCTTGTCCTGGGCTTCGAGCCGCGTGTCGAACGAGTGGAAGACGTACCCGATCAGGAACGTTAGCAGCGCGAAGGACGCGCCGATCACGATACGTTCCACGGGACCTAGCTTGAAATGCAGGCTTCCGTCCTCGCTGCGCTTGATATCCATCAATCCATCCACTCGTCAGGCCACCGTACCGCCGGCAGCCTCGAAGGCGGCCTGTAAATGGGAAATCACATGCGTGTGTTGCCCGTACGGGGAGCCGGGGAGGCTGGCCCATACGGGTGCGCACTTCGCGACGGCCACGTCGAGACGGCCGGCCTTGATGTCGTCCACGGCACGAGCCCTGGCGATCAGGTATATCGCGACACGATCCTGGTTAAGCGGCGAGAAGTCCTTCGCGCCTACTGCCTTGCTGGCCCAATCCCACGTGTCGGTGCGAATGCGGCCGGGGATAGCGGCCATGATCTGGTACCGGCCCGCCGCGTCGCTCCAGCCCCACCGCGTCTTGACTGCGATGCGGGGATGATCGTCGTACCCGGCGAACAGGTCACCACCGACATTCACGTCGTAGCCATCGTCGCCCACGCCGAACGTGCCCTCGGCGGTCGCCAGCATGTCGAGGAATGCCAGGACATTCTGTCCACCTGCCTCGTTTGCGGTGATCCGTGGCATCGTTGCCTCCGTAGCGCCAGCGAGGCGCCGGTATAGGTGACCAGGTTCAACGGTCCGAGGGCCGGCATTGCTGCCAGCAGGCTCCAGGGGAGGAAAGCCATCGTCGGAAGCACCGCAGCGGCTCACGCCGTGGCGAGGTCGTGCATGTAGCGGACCTAGTCATGTGGAACTGGAGCGGGACGCGGGATTCGAACCCGCACCTCCAACCTTGGAAGGGTTGCACTCTGCCTGTTGAGCTAGCCCCGCAGAAACGAGAAAGCCCAGCACGATGGCTGGGCCTTTTTTCGAGTGGTCGCACGAAGCGTCCAGAGCAGTTTACTCAGGAAACTTGAGGACTAAAACCTCAAGTTCCGGATATGGTTCGTCGTCGGTAGATCGATCGGATCTCGACTGCGGTCGGGCTGCGCTGTCGCGCCATCTTTTCCTCCCGTTCCCGTTCTCGCTCTCGAAGTGCGCATTCGACCTCCGAATGAAGTGCGCGTTGGTGGGCCGAGCGCGATCGCGCGGTCGCTTGTTGGCGTTCAGACCGAGCGTGCGGCATGTCGATCCAGCCAGGCGAGAGGCCGAAGCGGCCCACCGCCTCGTTAACTCGAGCTAGGAGTTCATCTGTCACGTCACCAACGAACCACTCCCCCGCGTGACGGATGTCTTCCAGTTCGATGTGGAGCGATGCCTCAACCAGGTCCGAGTTGAGCCCAACAGGCAGTGGCATAACCAGTACTCTGCCGAACGCCACCGGGCACCCGCTCTGGAGGCTCGATATGCGGGATCTGAAGTCGGTGGCTTGTCCAAGCTTGAACCATCGCTCGGTGCCGAAGGCCACTGTCACGACGTAGATGCCTCCACTATCCGCGAACCGCTTTCGTGAATACACGTTCTGCGTCCCATAGTTCTTGCGAGAGGAAGGCAAAGAGCCATTCGTAGGGCCCTAGCCAGCGTTGATTAAAGGAGGATTCCTTCATCTTGAGTCGCGTGGCGCGCCAGGTCGTTCCATAACGCACCTTTCCGGCGCCAAGACACCGGGAGCATTCCATTTCTCCGTCGCGCCTCCTGAGACTCCCAGTCCCAAGGCACTCCCCGCA